AACAATAACTATGTTAAAGTAAAGTTTTTATAAATAAAAAAACCGGTGTCTCCACCGGTTTCTGTTATGTTTGATGTTATGTTAGTATATCAAGATACATCTATCCATTCTCAATGATACATCAATATTCGCTAAATCATCTCTTGAATAATCAAGTTCACCAAAGTTTAATGATGTGATGAAACATTGTTGTAATAACCATTTTTCAACAACAACTCCTGTTGGATCAAGTAATTCTAAATCTATATCTTTTTTATAACCAGCAGCATAACCCATTCTACCTGTTACTGATTCAGCATGTAATCTGAACCATTCCATTAACGCTTGAGATGCTGAAGGTCCAATTGGATCTCTAAATTTCACTTTGATTTCTTCCCATTCAAATTGACCAGCAACATATGTTTTGGTATTTAAAAATGGTATCTCTACCGACTTTATTTTCGCACTTGGTCTGGACGCTGATGTTACATACCATTCATTTATACCCAATGAAGAATGAAATCTCATTATAAATCGGTTGACCCTTTTTGGTTCATAGGGTGTCGGCATTTTCATTAATAAATCGGCCATGTTGTATTAATATTAGTTTTTTGGTTTATTTTGTTTTATTATAAATATATCTCAAATTAAAATAATTTTTTTTATTACTAAGTATTGTTTTTATCAAAAAAATTTCGTAGTTTTTAACATATCCAGTATATAAGCTCCAGTATCTTAATTATCTTTTATTAATTTTTATCAATATAATAATAAATACCAGCATATCTGGTTCCAGTATTCTGGGTAAAATATAATCTTATAATTTTTATAAAATATGGTTCCATGTGGAACATAAAAAAAGGGGATGTTTTCACACCCCCTTTTCGTTTTTTTGTATCTATTAGATATTCTCAAATGAAGCACCTGTAGGTGTAATAATAAACTCAAGATCAATGAATTCAAGTGAACGAGTAGGTTTGATATAAATCTTACCTCTAAGTGTATTAGAATCAATATCCTCTGGATCATTTGATACCGTTACACGGAATTCAGTAAGACCTCTCTCTTTTTTAATTGATTCCAAAATTGGGTTTACCAATCTTAAGAATTCATTTCTAACTTGTTCGTCATTTTGTTCAAATAACAATCTAACCGCAACCGCAGATATAAGTTTTCTTGCTCTTAATAGTAATCTTCTTACGTTGATTCTATCCAAAGCTGATTCTCTAACCTGAAGGGTCTTGTTACCCCAAATGATTGTACCGGTATCTGAGAATGTGGCAATTGGGTTAATTCTATTCTTATAAAGTTCGTCTCTTTCGTCAAGAGTTAATTTCTTATTTGCTTTGATAGCATTTACAAGACCTCTTGAGTAACCAGCGACCGCGAACCAAGGATACGATACATTATCTGTTAAAGCTATATTCTTTAACACTTCTCCTGTTGGTGGTATGTAAAGTTGAGTTGCGTTATCCACGTCTCTCACTTGAATCCAAGGCCAATATGTTGCCGAGTAGTTAGAATCAACGGCAATACCATCAAGGAATCCTGCAACTTCTTCAGCGTCACTTGTATACACAGGTCCAGGTGCGTTCATAACATATAATGAATCGGCTCTGTCTGTTTCTACCATATCTATTGCTTGATTAATAAGTGAACTATGGTTGTAGAAATCAAGACCAGGAGTTGTAAATACATTTATATCTACCGCCTCAGGGTTTGAGTAGGTTTGAATACCTTTAAGGAACGCATAATAGTCTGAGTTTCCGACACTTGTACTGAAAACACCACCGTTTGTTGTGTTTCCACTTACATAAGTTGTTTTTCCGAAAATATAACCATCTGTGTTTGTTCTTACATCTCTGTATATGTCCCATCCATCGTTACCACCAAATACACCAAAAGTAAACTTACGGAAAGCAAGTGAGGTTAATTTATTATCAGTACCAGTCTGACCTTCAAGATCATAAGGGGTAGTCTTATACATATATCCAGATGGAGTGTTACCTGTGATACCTGAAGCATTTACAGATAAGTGGAAACCATAAGTCTCATTATCACCACTTGCACCTTTATATTTAAATAAATCAGAATCAAAACCTACTTGTGATGAAAGACCTAAACTAACCTTTCTAACTTTGTCACCACTTTCAATTACAGGTGTACCGTCAGCATCATATAAAACAATATCACCGGCATCATAGTAATCAGTTTTGTACATTACTGTACCAAGAGTAGAAGATGCGAAATCTGTGTTAGCTCCAAATCCTTTGAAACCACAAGGTATTGCATCTGTAGGATATTCATCCGCAAGTGATACCATAATTAATTTTGATCTTAATTCATATTCACCATCAACTGTACCTATTTTTCTACCTATGAAACCAGGTAATTCAGGATTCATTGAACATCTTGAATATTTTTCTAATACAACAATGTTATCGTCTGTATCATTAAAATCACGAACTAATAAATCAAACTCACCTGTTTCCAAGTTTACGTTTTGAATCATTATTTTATATTGTAAGTTTGCAGAGTCACCATCAGAAATTGTCATGATTTGGAAAAGGTCTGACACTTTACCACCACGAACTTCGGAAACTACCATAGGTGATGAAGGTGTATCCCATTCTCCTAAGAAATCATTTCCATCTAAATTATAAACTAAAGTTGTATCAATACCTCTAACTAAACCTCTTTCATAAGCGGCCTTTAAGAATTTACCATAATTTTCATTTATATATAAAGGAAAATCTGAATAATCTTTATCGAATACTTGTTCACCTAAAACTTTGGCAATATACTTTGTTGATGATTGGTCAAAATTACAAGTGAATTGTTTAGCACCTCCTGTGTAACCAGTAATTTGTAAAACAAAGTCAGATAAAGGATTTGTTAAAACAGTTGTACCACTCATTGCAACCTCGGTAGAACCTGTTACTTCGTGAATTAATGTTTGACCACTGTATCTACCTCTTGATCTTAATGCACCTACAACAACATCAGCGTAGTCAGTATTTAAACTTGCACTGTATTTGTATCTAACGACATCAAATCTTGAAGACCCACTACTATAAATAAAAGAGTATGCATAAACACCATCAATTGTTGAATCGGTTGCACCTGTTTGTGTATAAAATACATTATACCATTCTTTCTCGTTATTATTAGTTGAGTTTGTTTTGTTTGTTAATGGTGAATTTAATTCCTTTGATCCAGTAAAACTTGTTACACCTGACGCAGGAACTTGACCGATTACAAACCATTTACCGTCATCAGCAGAAGTAAACCCACTATAATTTGTTAATATATAATTTGTGATTGATGTTCCGTCAAATGCAGTTTTACCTGAAAGTTCACCATAAATTGTACTTCCTGTCATATTTGCCAAGGTACTACCTGACATATTAAGACCTGTTTGACCTGTAAGTAAACTTCCTAATGTTACACCACCAAGTGTAACAATACCAAAAGTGTTATATGGTTTATATCCTGTAAGACCAAGAACTCTTGTTACAAATAATTGATTAGATTCTTGTAAATAAGATTTTGCGAAATAAGGTAATTCATATTTTGGATTACCCGCACCGTCTTTAACTGGTGATGTGTTTCCAAAAAAAGTCTTGAACTCATCAAAATCGGTGATTAATATCGGTTCAAAAGCTGGACCTTTTAAAGTCTCACCAGCCATACCTAAAGTTGTTACACCAACACTTTGTGCCACGAATGTTAAATCTTTCTCAGAGGTGTAAACACCTGGAGAAACGAATACTTTGTTAGAATTTGCCATTGATTAATGTTTGGTTAAAATATTTTATTAGTTTTCTTATAAATATCTTTGTTTTTATCAAAGATTTCAGGGGTTTTTTCATTTTAGATATTTATTTATCTAAAACTATCTTTTTATATCTATGTCAAATAAAACGATATATAAAAACGTTAAAATCAGTGAAAAGCATCACGAAATGTTGAAACTATATTGTGATAAATCAGGACTAAAAATTCATAAAATTTTAGAGAAATTAATAGAAGACAACTGTAAACCTAAAAAGAAAGATCTCTACGGTGAATAATTAGTGTAGGTATGTGATACCAATTCTTGAATTTAAAGCCGGATTAAATAATAACGTTATTTTTGTTCCACCTGAAATTTCATAACCAGTACCTTCTTCTTCTGTCAAACCGTTTATGTCTAATGAAATGACATCACTAACGTAGTTATTTACGTTTAATTCCTTATTACCCGTAAATGTAAAGTACTCTGTAGATACATTGAAAATTTTTCCATATTCATCTACAAGAGTTTCACTATTACCTTTGTAATATGAAATTATTATTGTTGAACCATCGGGAGGTGGGTTATCAAATGTTATTTTAGATGTTTTTGATATATGAAAAAAATCCGAATCTCTTTCTTGTAACAGACCATTCAATGTTACATTAAATAATATACCGATTGTTTCACCTACACTAAATTGAGTTTGTAGACCATCGGCGGTAAATGTCATTGTATTTGTTTCAAATAAACCTCTTTTTACAATTTTTTTACCAACATTATCATTTTTCAAAAATTCGTTCAATAAAAAGAATCTACTAATTGCGGGTTTAACCTCAAATTCTTCTGAATCTATTAATATACCTAACATTGTAAACGTATAGTTTTGTATATAAAATCTACGACCGTCTAAAGTCTCCATAGGTGTATTATCTTCAATTTTATCTAAAATAATAGGTATATAATGACCTTTAATTGATGTGTACGCCTGTCTTGATGAGAATTTTTGTAATACTATTTTATTAAACTTATTTAGATCTCTAAACTTATTACATACAATAGTAATATCAAATGACAAATCAACTGCGACCGGTTGAGGGATTCTATATATATCCGCACCCATTTGTGTTCCATTCCAAGTTGGAACTGAGGCATAATAAAAAGTACTTCTATCGGGTATAGTTCTTTGAGTGACGGGATTGGTACCTGGTTGAACATCAGGTTTTCTTATAATTGCAATAAAAGGTATTTTAACATTACCGTCTTCATCCGAGAACTCCCAATTATTTGAAAACTCACCCCATCTCTGTATTGTTAGAATTTTTGGAATTATTGGTATTGTTTCACCGTCTGTAACAACTTTAAAATTCTTTTTAACAAAATCTAACATTCCTCCATCTAAATCATCATGAAGTATTGAATCAGGTAAATAAGAATCTGATTTTGTAATCCTATCTAAAAGTTCTTGTCTTCTGTCAATTACATCTTGACCTCTAACTTTTTCTTTCTTACCGTAAACATTAATGTTATTTTTTCTTTTAGGTATACCCATGATTAAACTCCTCTAAATTCGTTTTCTTGTGTTGGAGCACAAGTTATTGTTCTATAGTGTGGTTTATAACCAAACATTTTGTGTTTATTGTCTGAGGTTACTCTACCATCATTTGTTACGGTATAGAACCTTAGTTTGTTTTCAGAATCTGCATATCCAATATAATCACCATATCTTATATCAACCTTTAATTCCTCTAAATGTCTTATATAAACAGATAGAATTAAATTACCCGGTTCACTATATCTAACTAACCCGTTTTTATATGATGAATTTTTAGGTTCATCTATTTTCACTAACGCATTTATTTCAACAGGAGGAAAAAATTTCTTTTCATCCTTACCTGCTTCAGCATAAACAGCATCAGTATCGGTGTTTGACCTATCAATCCTATATAACACAACTTTCATGTTAAGATCTCCATGAAGATATTCTTGACCCATTTGTATGTTAATGTCAAAATCGTCTTGTGAGAAAAACTTACTTAAACGTGTGATTGGTAGTTTATTATCCATATCTCTATAAATAGTTTAATCTTTAGTTCTAATTATTTATATTTTATTATATATATGATACCAGAAATAGAGGCAAGAGAAATACTATCTAATTACGAAGGTTCCAACAACCAATTATTGGAGTGGAAAAGAAAATTTATTGATCAAAAAAATTTTAAACTAACAAGACCCCAATCTGATTATGTTTTAAAATATAAAGACACGATCCCTAAAATTGCAAGAAAACACATTAAAATAGTTTCAAGTTTTGGTGAAAAAATTCAAGAGGAAAAATTATTACCAAAAGTTCCTGAAGAAATATGGTGTGAAAAATTATTATGTGAAACTGAAAAGGCGTTTCATATATGGGGTAAGATTTTAGAATCTGAACAAAACTCTGCGTTTTGGTTACCTAAAGCGGCAGTAGTTCAAACCGAAAAAAAATTAAATAGAGTTATTGATTATTCACCATATTCACATAGAGAACCTATGAGTCACCAAAAAGTGGCAATAGAAAAACTATTAGCAAATGATAAGTTTATTCTCGCGGATGATATGGGATTAGGAAAGACAACTTCCGCGGTCATTGCCGCATTAGAAAGTGGTGCCAAAAAAGTTCTAATTGTTTGTCCTGCATCTTTAAAAATAAATTGGAAAAGAGAAATTGAAAATTATACAGATAGAAGATCACTAATTGTCGAGGGTCGTAAGTGGGGTTCTACTTTTGACTTTTATATTATAAATTATGATATAATAAAAAATTATCACAGTACAGACAAAAGTGAAGATAGTGATGATTATAAATTATTAGTTAATGAAGGTTTTGATTTGGCAATCGTAGATGAGGCACATTATATTTCCAACACAACGGCAAATAGAACAAGATTACTAAATGACGTTTTAGATAAAATTTCAAAAGTTTGGTTATTGACAGGAACACCTATGACATCAAGACCAATTAATTATTTTAATTTACTTAAAATCGTCGATAGTCCACTTACTTTAAATTGGCAAATGTATGTTAAAAGATATTGTAAGGGTTTTCAATTTAGGGTTGGTAATAGAAAAGTATGGAATACAAGTGGTGCAAGTAATTTGGATGAACTAAGAGAGAGAACAAAGAATATTGTTTTAAGAAGAATGAAAACCGACATTCTTGATTTACCTGAAAAAATTATTACACCAATATTTGTAGAACTAAATTCTAAAATGTACGATGAAGAATTAGAAGAGTTTACAAGAATAAGTAAAGAAAATAAAGATACCGATACAATTAGTGTAACATTAAATCGTTTAATGAAAGTTAGACAATTAATATCATATGAAAAAATACCTTATACATGTGAATTAATAGATAGATGTTTAGAACAAGGTAAAAAAGTAATTGTTTTTACCAACTTCACTATGACGCTTGATATGTTACATGAAAAATATAAAAAACAATCCGTTGTTCTTGATGGTAGAATGTCAAAAGAAAAAAGACAAGATGCGGTAGATAGATTTCAAAATGAAGATAAAATAAAAGTATTCATATCAAATATAGTCGCTGGAGGTGTTGGTATAACCTTAACCGCTGCTGAGGTTGTTATTATGAATGACTTATCTTTTGTTCCCGCACATCATAGTCAAGCTGAAGATCGTGCATACAGATACGGACAAAAAAATAGTGTATTAGTTTATTACCCCGTATTTGAAAACACCATTGAAAAAATAATTTACAATATACTACAAAAGAAAAAGGGAATTATTGATCAAGTAATGGGTGACGGAGAATATTCTGAAACTTTTAGTAAAGATTTAATAAAAGAATTATTATAAGGTTCTAATAATCTCATCCAAAATAATCAGTAAATTTTTATTATCTGGATCACCAATTGTAATGTCAATTATTTTTTTTTCTTTATCGACATTTAAAATATTTTCTTTTTCTTCCGAGATCTTAAAATGAAATTCGTAGTTTTTTTCACTACTTAATTTTAATAGTTCATTAAATTTATCCATCATAAAATTTTTCTTTATGTAATAAATCTTTATGTATTGACACACCGTCTTTTTTAAATATCATTTTAGATTTATCATTTTTAAAAACAACAATTCTTGTACCCACACAAACAAAAACATAAAAGTCACATTTTGATCTTTCACTCATGGCAACATCTAAAAAATAATAATCGTCTTTAACTATTATATTACATACTTTTTTTACTTGGTCAGTTGTTTTATACCCTTTATGATTTTTCCAAATGTCTACTCCTTGTTTTCTATCTTCATAATCACCTCTTCCCTTACTTGACGTATAACCAACTAAATCATCAAAAAAATCATATATTCTTTGTTCATAATATGATTGTGCCTCATTACCCATATCCATAGTTCTGTTATATAAACTAATCAAATTATCACACATTTCTGAACCATATAGAAATATTTCATTCTTTTTGTAACGAATTAATTTGAATATTTTTTTTAATTTTTCTAATACCTCCTCATCTAAATCATAGTCATTGAAAACTATTTGATTTTTATATGAAAAAACTTCATCGTCAATTTTTATCGTTTCGATGTTTTTTTTCCGATATAGAGAGACTAAAAATTTATTACACCTATTAAAAATTATACAATGTCCTGAATAATTGGTGTCGGCTTGATTTAAAGGTGACCATTGGTTGTCTTTAATTACTCCAAAATCCTGTCTATGGATTGTATCAGGATTTTGTAACCACATACCGATTGGTTCATATATTTCTTTTAATATTTCATTTATTTCATTTGAAATATAGAGTTTTATTTTATTTCTTCTTTGCCAAGACTTGGCCAGATCCTCACTTAATGAAAGTTTTACGAGTGGATCTATTTCTAAACTTTTTAATCTTTCTCTTACATCCATATCCCAAATATAAACTATTTATTAGAATATATCAAAATATTATGTCAGCAACAATAATAACACCAGAACAAAAAGATAAACTTTTTACCCAAGTATTTCATCTTTTAGGGATGCCGGTAAGAGGTATTGAATTAACAGAGGAACAGATGGACACCTTTTTGGAACTGTCTTTATCTGAATATGAACAATATGTTAGCGATTGGTTAATCGAGTCTCAATGGTCAGCTTTGGCGGGACTTGATATTGATACTCAATCACTTACAAGGGCGTTTACCACAAGAAGTTTAGATTATGAAACACAATACACTTATTCATATTCTAAAATCGTGGGA